TCAAGGAAAAAAGCGGAGGCGGACGTGTACAGGGAAGAGGCGGAAGCCATGCGTGACTATCTGAAGGAATACGGGACCTTCCAGCAGCAGAAACTGGCCATCGCTGAAGAATATGCCGAGAAAATCCGCAAGGCACAGTCCCAGGGAGAAAGGCTGACTTTGGAGAAGCAGCGTGATGCGGCTGTGCACAAAGTGGACATGGAAGCCCTTACCCAGAAGATAGACTGGGGAGCAGCGTTCGGGGATTTGACCGGTCTGCTTGCAGACCAGATGAAGAACCTGCTTGGCGAGCTTAAACAGTATGTCAAGACGGATGAGTTCAAAAAAACGGGAGCCGCAGACCAGCAGGTCGTTTACGATGCCATCGAACGGATTCAAAGCATGCTCCCCGGTGGCAACGGGACATTGGATTTTGCCCGGCTGCAAACGCAGATGCACGCTTTGGGGGATGCCGTAACACGCGTGCAAAATGCGGAACTGCAGCAGGAAGCGGCATTCATTCGGTTAAAAGCAGCGCAGACCGATTACAACAAGGCTCTTGAAAGCGGTAACCAGGCAGAAATAGAACGTACTAAAATCGCTCTTCAAATGGCCCAATCGTCCAGCATTTCAGCTGACGAAGAATACCTGAACGCCACCTCTGAAATGAAGGCGCTTGCCGGGGAGGTGAAAAGTGCCTCCCGGGACACGGTTGACGGGTTGAACATGGTATCCGACGGGTTGCACGGCTTTGCGAGCGGAACCTTGCAGGGATCATTTGAAGGAATCCAGAACATGCTTACCGGTCTTTCAAAACTGAATATCGGAGGCAAGGTCGGCGATGCCATCAGCCGGATGTCCGAAACCCTGTCAAGTGCCGGAGTCATCGGACAAATCATATCGGCCATTCTCTCCATACTGGATTTGCTGAAAGACGGTATTGGCCCGATTATCTCATCATTGATAGATACCATTTTCAATGCGATAACCGGAATACTCGACAATATCCTCAGCGGAGACCTGTTCAAACAGATAGGCGGTTCCCTTGTGAATGGTATCGGAGGACTGCTGAACACGGTGTCTTTCGGAGGTTTCAACAAACTGTTCGGCATCGGCGGGAACGCCAGGGAAGTGCAGGCGGCTATAGACCGTCTTACGGACCGGAACGAGAAACTGCAGACTTCCATCGAAGACCTGACCGATACCATTAAGGCAAGCAAGGGGACAAAATCGGTGGAAGCTTACCGGGATGCTTACAAATACCAAAAAGAAACGAATGCAAACTATCTGCAGATAGCAAAGGAACAGGCACGCTACAGCGGAAGTCACCACAGCTGGAACTACTACTGGGGCGGTTTCAACCAGGCACAGATAGACAAACTGAGCGGACAGATCGGCCGCCAGTGGGACGGGAACCTGTGGAGCCTGAGCCCGGAGGAAATGAAGGCACTGCGCAGCAACGTGGATATGTGGACGCAAATCCAGAATACCGGTAAGGGAGGCTATGGCGGGCGACTGACCGAGAAACTGGATGACTACATAGACCAGGCCGGCAAGCTGGAGGAACTGACCGACCAGCTGTATGAAGGGCTGACGGGCATTTCGTTCGACGGTATGTACAGCAGCTTCATCGACAACCTGATGAACATGAAGTACGGTGCCAAGGATGCGGCGGAGGATATATCCGAGTACTTCATGCGGGCGATGCTGAGCAACAAGATCGGTGAGATGTACAGCGACAAACTGAAAGGCTGGTGGGAGAAGTTCGGCAAGGCCATGGAGGACAACGAACTGACCGAGGCGGAACGGAACGCGCTGATGGAAGAGTACATGCAGTATATGGATGAAGCCCTTGCCCTGCGTGACAACCTGGCGGCAGCCACCGGTTATGACAAGACGCAGCAGGGCGGTACGAGCCAAAGTGCGAAAGCGGGCGGCTTTACGGCCATGACGCAGGACCAGGGCACGAAGCTGGAGGGCATGTTCACCGGCGGGCTGCAGCACTGGAGCAGCATGGACGACCGGCTGGAAAGCGTGGTGGAGAAGATGGACACGGCTGAAGGGCATCTGGCCCGGATAGCCGAGAACACCGGTGTGAGCGCCGGACACCTGGGCGAACTGAAGGAAGTGATAAAGAAAATGATACGTGACGGACTAAAAGTGAAGTGATATGGGCAATATACTGAGCGGACTGGTGCTGGTGAACGGCACGGACATCTGGACGGAATACGGCGTGTTCCTGGTGGAAGACCGACGCGGGGGCATGGAGAACCTGACGGCCATCCTGACCCCGAGCAAGGCCAAGAAGGATACGGCTGTGGACATACGGGAAGAGCACGGGGAAAAATACAGCCCCGTGCTGACCCCACGGAATGAAGCGCGTGACGTGACGCTGCATTTTGCGCTTTACAACAAGACCCAGGCAGGCTGGATGAAGCAGTACTTTGCCTTTGTGAATTTCCTGAAGCAAGGGAAGGACGGCTGGCTGGAGATCCGTTTCCCCCAGCTGGATCTGCAGCTGCGGGTGAAGTATGCCGACTGTACGAAGTTCACCCCGCTGACCTATCTGTGGACGGAAGGTGTGCATGCCGGAAAGTTCCGGGTAAAGTTCCGGGAACCGAAACCGATTATATAACCATTCAAACGCTATTAGAATATGCTTCTAACGATATATGATAAAGCCGGAACCAAGCGTGCGGATGTGGCCGTGAACGACAGCTCGACGCAAAGCAAGGAAGTGCAGGGAGACAATGTGCTTTCCCTGTCGTTCAGCTATTATGCCTTCCTGCCCCTGGATGTGAACGACTACACGGACTATCTGGGCGAACGGTACTGGCTGACAGAACGCTACACGCCGAAGCAGGTGAGCGATGGTGAATGGGAGTATAACCTGAAGCTGTACGGTATCGAGAGCCTGATCAAGCGGTTCCTGGTGCTGGAGACGACGGACGGGGACACCAACCCCCTGTTTACCCTGACGGCCACGCCCCGCGAGCATGTGGCGATGGTGGTGAAGGCTATCAATAACGGCATGGGCCACATTACTGACTGGAAGACGGGTACGGTGGAAGGTACGGAGCTGATCACGATAGACTACGAGGGGATGTACTGCGACGAAGCGCTGAAAGCCATCGCGGAAAAGGCAGGCGGCAAGGTGGAATGGTGGGTTGAGGGGCAGACTGTGAACGTGTGCCGCTGCGAACACGGGGAAGAAATCACCCTTGGCTATGGCAAGGGGCTGACCTCCCTGGAAAGAGATACGAGCAACACGGCCAAATTCTATACGCGCCTGTTCCCGGTAGGCTCGACCCGCAACATCGATGCGGAGAAATACGGCAGCCCGCGTCTGATGCTTCCCGGCGGCAGGAAGTACATCGAGCAGGGCGTGGAGGAATATGGCATCTATGACCATTACGAGCAGGATGCTTTCAGCGGCATCTTCCCCCGTCGGGTCGGTACGGTGAGCTCGGTTCGCAGCGAGGAGGTGGCAGACGATGAAGGAAACAAATTCACCGTCTATTATTTCCGGGACGGGGAACTGGACTTTGACCCCAACCTGTACGAGCTGGCGGGTGAGACAAAACGTGTGTCGTTCCAGACAGGCGACCTGGCCGGACTCGGGGAGAGTGACGACCACTATTTTGAGGTGAACTACGACAGCGCGGCACGTGAATTCGAACTGATCACCATCTGGCCCTACGATGACGACACCCAGCTGCCGGGCGGCAAGCTGGTGCCCCGAGCAGGCGACACCTATATCCTGTGGAATATCCGGATGCCGGATGAGTATTACCGGCTGGCCGAAGAGGAGTTTGCGGTTGCGGTGGACGAGTACAACCGGGACCACTGGCTGGACATTGCCGCCTACAAAGCCCCGACAGACCCGGTATACATCGAGGAGCACGGCATAGACCTGTTTGTGGGCAGACGGGTGAAGCTGGAGAGCCGGAAGTATTTCCCGGAAAAAGGCTACCGTCAGAGCCGTATCACCAAGATCAGCCGCAAGGTGAACGAACCCGGGCAGATGGACATCGAGATAAGCGATGCGCTGCAGGTGGGCAAGTTCGACAAGGTGACGGACAGCATCGGTGCGCTGAAAAGCTATACGAAATCAAAGACGGAAGGCGCTGCCCTTCCGGACATCATACGAAGCTGGGACAAGACGCTGCCCACGGACAACAACCTGTTTTCCGCCCGGCGCAGCCAGAAAGAGTTCCTGAGCAAGAACCAGCCGGACACAGCCAAAGAGTCCATCCGCTTCCTGAAGGGTGTGAGCTTTGGCGAGGCTGCTGGCGGCAAGCCCTGCGGCATCGTGGATGGTGAGGGCAATGCCGAATACTTGACTGCCGTGATCCGCGAACTGCTGCGCAGCACGGAGTTTGTGGACGGGCTGACCGGTGAGGGCTGGCAGCTGTGGATTGACCAGCTGACCGGACTGACAAACCTGACGGTGGACAAAGTGACTGCCCGGCAAAGCCTGGTGGCGCTGGAACTGCTGATCGAGAAGGTGCGCAGCGTGTGCGGCCAGCTGGTGGTGTCCGCTGCCAACGGCAAGATCAAGGACGTGGTGAAGCAGGGCGACAACTACCGCATCGTGTTTGAGCAGGAATCGGGCTTTGTGGCCCATGACCTGATGCGCTGTGCGGTTACGGGTGGTAAGAAACTAAAAGCATACTGGGTGGAGGTGGCTTCGGTGATAGCCGGCGGTGTGCTGGTCCCGGTAAGCGAGTTTGGCGGGGTGAAGCCGGAGGCAGGCGATGAGTGCGTGCTGATGGGCAACACCGAAAACCCGCTCCGGCAGAACCTTATATCCATTGCGGCCACGGAGGACGGGCAGCCCCGTATCGACATTCTGGACGGTGTGAAGGCCAAGAACTTCAACGGCTGCCTTCGTTGCCGGCTGGGTAAGCTGGACGGCATCAGGAGCAGCGCTTTCCCGGCAGACAAACAGCCGAAAGGAAACGGCCTGTATGCCGACAACGTGTGGCTGAAGGGTACGTTCGTGTTGATGACGGGCGAGGACATCCTGACGCGGTTTGAGATAACCGAGGGGAAAATCCATTCAGCCGTGGAAAGCTTGCGCAAGGAAATACGCGAAGAACAGAGTTATCTGGACAACAGCAGTTTTGCCGACGGCATGGACAAATGGAAGACGGGCAGCAAGGCTACGCTGTTCACCCTGGGCGGACGCTGGATCTGGGCGAACGGCGGTCCTTACGGTACGAAGCCGGACGGCCATGCCGAGATACGGACCGAAGGCAAGGTGCCTTATGCCTATATCCGGAACAGCTATATCATGCAGAAACTGGAGGACTTCCGGCTGGTACCGGAGTACCGGCAGACGAACAGCCAGGGCGAACGGGTGCCCGGCGTGGTGTATCTGTCGTTCAGCTACCGGGTTATCAAGGCCGGAAGGTTGAAAATAGAATTTGTGAACGCTGATAAGACCGGGTTTGAGAACTTCAACATGTTCGGCCATGAAGAGGACCTGCCCGTTGGCGGTGAGAAGATGTTCACGTTGGACGGACTTTGGAACGGCACTGGCGACTTCAAGCTGTCGTTTACGGGCGTGATTTACATTTCGCTGCTGGTGTTCAGCACCAACAAGGCGGACGCACTGGCCTATAAGTACCGTACACTGTTCGAACAGAGCGACCGGCTGGTAAAGATTTCAGCGGCGGTCTTCGACAAGGACGGTAATGCGCTGAAAGAGACCGGGCTTGTCATAAAGCCTGAAGGTTCCGGTCTGTATGCGCAGGACAATACAGGAAAGATTGCCCTTATCGGGGTGAGCGTGGAGGAAGAGGACGAGTACGGAAATACCGTGAGCAAAATCAAGCTGACAGCCGACCATATACAGCTGGAGGGACTGGTAACGGCCAACGGCAACTTCAAGATACTGGAAGACGGCAGCATTGAAACGACCAACGGTAAGTTTACCGGAGAGATAGACAGCAGCAAAGGGAAAATCGGCGGCTTTGAGATAGGGAACGGCCGTATCGGTTCTGTGGCCGACTCTCACGGGAGCGGTGGCGGTCTTGCCATTTATGATGATTTTTTCCGTGTCGGCGGCAGCAAAGGATATGTGATGTTCGGTGATGATGTGATACCGTCTTCTGCAGGAGGAGCTTTTACCGCTGTCGGTCGTATCGTGAACTCAGCCCCCAATATATACGGGAATTACGGCTTCGACCAAGCGAACTATGGATTGTTTATAGATGTTACCGGCGGTACGAAGAACTACGGTATCAGCAGCAATGCGGCATTACTTGCCCCGGCGTTTATCAATACGAAAGCCAAGCTGCTTACCTTCGGAAGTGGAAACTACACGGTGGATTTCTCACAACACAATATCATTTTGATGTATTACAATGAACCCAACTACAGTAAGGTAGAGGTTACGCTGCCGTCGGAAAGTTCTGTGGCATACAAGTTCGGCATGAGTTACTTGCCTACCGATTTTGCAGCCATTGTCACGTTCAGGGTCAGACCCGGTTCAAAGAATATCATACTAAAAGGTATCTATAACCACAATGAAGATTTGCAAAACTACGAGATGGCATCCGGGGACTCCGTAACGGTACTTATTACAAAAGCGGACGGATTCCGTTACCAGATATTGAATCATTCATCCTAAAAAACAGATATATATGAAAAAGTTAGATTTCAGGAATTTCAGCGTTCCCACCGGAATAACCCGTCAGACGAGGGAGGTTTTCGATGTACGTGAGCAGATAGCCGATTTGCTGTATACGCGTGTCAGTGGCATCAAGGCCCATCGGCTTGCGTTCAAGATTTTCGAGAGTACCGGCGAGACCGAGTTCAGCGATGAGGAAACCGGGATGATACACATGGCGGTGGAACGCTATTGTCTTCCCAATGTGATAGATGCCCTGAACGAAATCCTGGGCGGGTCAGAAACCGATAAAAACGAATGAGTATGGCAGAAATGACACAAGAAGAACTGGTTCAGGAAGTGCTGGACCGTGTACTCCAGAGTTCTACCGGCGTGGAGGACTTGGAGACCGTCACCTCGCTGAGCGGTGTGAAATCACTGCCCGGGGAGAAGGACGGCAAGATGGTGAACGTCCCCCTGGAACTGATAGGGAAGCCTGCGAGCGATGCCGCCGCCCGTGCCGAGGCTGCCGCCAAGAAAGCGGAAGGAGCCGTAGCCGTACTGGAGGAAAAGACCCAGGCCGCCACGGAAGCGGCCACCAAGGCCAACGAAGCGGCAGCCAAGGCAGAAAACGCCGCTGCCAAGGTGGAACAGACTACGGCAGCAGCCATCGGCGGGGCTACCGCACGCTTTTCCTCATGGATGGAAACAGGCAACGTTTTACCTGACAAGAGTACCAAACCGGGCGGCAGCGTAGTGTATGTAGCGGATGCCGGGAAGTTCGCCTACCACATGGACTCCACCCTGTACGGGGACTGGGATGTGGCGGGTGTGCCTCCTGCCGGCATATTCATGAATGCGGACCGGACAGCCATCCTGCCGGACAAGCTCTACCTGCTGGGTGATGCCGTATATACCGGAACAGGCGGCAGCCTGAGACTGCTGGCCTACCGGCATGAGGTGATGAGCGGGGAAGCTTACGAGGCGCTGCAGGACAAGGATGCGAATACGCTGTATCTGATTTATGAGGAGGATTGACGATGATAACCATAGGCGGTAAGGAAATAACGGCTGCGTATGTGGGGAAACGTGCCCTGTCGGCAGTCTATGCCGGGGCAAGACTGGTGTGGTCTGCGATAAGCAGCTGTTTCGGACTTGGATACTGGAAAGGCGACGAGCCGTGGAACGGATCGGACGCATGGAACGGTAGCAGTAAAACTGATAAATGAATGATTATTATAAAAGGACAGTATTATGGCAAAAAGGAAAATAAGCGGAATCATCAACGCGACTGAACATCCGATGAATCTTGAAACACCATGGAATCAGAAACAGCCGGACGGCACCTATCATGCCTATGCAGGCGATGACATCGAAGCGTTCCTGAAGAAGGAACTGTCAAACCGTACCCCTACCGAGGAACTGGTGAGCGGCGAGACGAAACCTCCTACATCCGGAACGGTGTTCGATGCGATGGTGGGTACGGTGACGGACGTGGATGTGCAGGACAGCGAGGACGGCACCCAGTACGTGATGACCGTCAAGCAGAAGGACAACCAGGGCGGCGAGAGCTCGAAGGAAGTGCGCTTTTCCAAGTACACGGACGATGACAAGGTGGTGGTGAACATCGACCTGACGGACAGCGGCGGTGCGGGACTTCCCGCCTCGCAGTATCTGGCACTGGGCAGCGGCTTTGTGGTGAAATACTCCGTAGGTGTGGGCACTGCCGGTGGCGGTACGGTGGACGGCTACAGCGACCTGAAAGCCCGCGTGATCGTGAAACGCGGTTCGACCGTCATCAGTGAGTTCCGGGATGCGGAGTTTGTGGGCGTTACAGCCGGACAGAGCTATACCTTTGACGCTTCGCCCTACCTGAAGGATGCCACTGCCTATACCGTACAGGTGGAAGCGCAGGCAACTTACCAGGACGGCACGCTGATGAAGACGGCCACGGCCAAGGTGACCATGGTGGCCATGGAGCTGGAGACCACCTACTCGGCGGGCAACGGGCTGGCCGACGGGGGATATAAAAATGACGTGAACATCCCCTTTACTGCCAAGGGCACGAGCGGTGAGAAGAACATCTACTACCGCGTGAACGGCGGACAGGCCTTTACCCTCGGTCTTTCGGCCGGCAGCGGTGTGCAGCAGAAGAACGTGACCATCCCCCTGACACAGATGCAGGAGGGTACGAACGTGGTGGAAGCCTACGCGCAGCATGAGAACTCCGGTGTGGTGAGCCGGGTGCATTACATTACGCTGCTGAAGGCAGGCGGAGGTGTGACAGCGTATGCCGGCCTGATGTTCAGCCACCGGGCAGCGGGGTTCCAGCGTGACTGGAAACACCCGGTGCTGGAGGCAGAGCAGTTCACGGCATGGAACTTCACGTATGCCGGCTATGACCGCGATGCGTACACGGCCCGTGTGAAAGTGACCGACCGGGGCAGCGTGGTGAAGGAAGACCTGCTGCAACGCGGTGAGACCGGCAGCTACGGACGGACGAACGTGAACGTGGAACCGTTGGACTACCGTGTGTCATGCGGCGATGCCGTGCTTGAGGTGCAGGTGAACACCACATCGCACCCGGACATTGAAGCCACGCTGGCACCGGATGCCGTGTGTACGTTTGACGCCTTCGGGCGAAGCAACACGGAAAACAACCCGGCAAGCTGGGTGAGCGGTGACAAGCGTATGGAGTTCCGGGACGTGCTGTGGAGCGTGAACGAATATGGTGCCGGTAGCGGCTGGCACAAGGACCGCCTGCTGCTGGCCGGTGGTGCAGGTATGACCCTGACCGCTGACGGCGGTTACCGCCCCTTCAACGAGGCGGACAAGCCCGAGGGATTTGCCATCCGTGACGTGGGCATGACGCTGGAGATAGAATACAGCACGGCCAACGTGACGGATACGGATGCCGAGCTGATCACCTGCCTGGGGCAGCTGGACAACGGCAACCGGTACGGGCTGATTGTGACTCCGGAAGAGGCCAAGTTCCTGACCGGTGTGGTGACCGAGGCGATGGATGCCGGACAGGTGCTGCGCTATGAAGACTCGGTGGGTACCAAGTTCCAGCCGGGTACGAATATCCGCATTACCTACGTGTTCTATCCGAACGTGCAGACCAACGAACAGCGCACGCTGATCGGTTTCTATGTGAACGGTGAAGAGTCGGCTGCTTCCAAGTGGCTCGACAAGGTGAATTTTGACATTCAGAGCCAGTTGGAATTTAAGTCGGCAGGTGCCGACTTGAACGTGAAGAGCGTGCGTATCTATAACAAGGCGCTGACCTCGGACGAGGTGCTGAACAACTACATCGTGGACCGCAACCACCTGGAGGATGCCGACGGGGAACCGGGCGTGCGCTCACTGGATGAGGACAACCGCGTGCTGAATGAAGGAGATACGGTGAGCATGGAGAAGCTGATGGGGCTGATGAAGAAGCGCCGGAACTCGATCCTGGTACTGATAGGCACGGGCAGCGTGGGCAGTGAGGTTCCGAGCGAGAGCGACACGCTGAACGTGGTGGATGCACTGGCCCAGCTGAACGACAAGAAGGCCAATAAACTGGTAAGGGAGGTCCGTTTCTATAACGGAGAGGACAGGACGCTTGACTTTATCCTTACCAACGTATATGTCCGTATTCAGGGTACTTCTTCCGTGAACTATGCCAGAAAGAACTTCCGTTTCTACTTCCAGAAGACGGCAAGCGGCTGGACGGTTACATTGAGCTACGGGGAGATTGACGGAAACGGCAGGCAGAAGAATCCGGTGGTAACTACCGGCAAAAAAAATCTCTTCAAGTTACGCAGGAACTCGGTAGGCGCGAAGCTGGCATGTTCCAAATGCGACTTCTCGGACTCGTCCATGACCACCAATACCGGAGGTGCGAAGCTTATCAATGACGGACTGAAAGAGATGGGGCTGCTTACGCCTGCCCAGCGTTACGCCAAAGACCATGGGCTGGAGGATGATTACCGTTCGGCCATCGACGGCCTGCCGTGCGACCTGTTCGTAGCGAAGAGTGCCGACGAAGACCTGACCTATTACGGCCAGTACAACATGAACAACGAGAAGAGCGACAGCTACCCCATCTTCGGGCAGGATGAGACCATCGGCGGCGAGAAATGGGGCGAGGGCGACACGCTGAACTACCTGGAAGCCGACGAGGAAGGACACAAGCAGTACCTGCCCGTCTGCTTCGAGACGCTGAACAACTCCAATCCGCTGTGCCTGTTCCACTGGTTGCCGAGTACCGAACCGGAGCATAAGGATTTCATGGACTACAACTTTGACGGAGGACTGGAATTTAATCATCCGAAAGATACCTTCTGGTCGGACGGAGGCGGTGACGCGGAGGAAGAACCGAACCTGAAAGACCACCTCGGTACCGGTGACAAGTACGACAAGATGTACAAGGCCACCGACCGCATGATGAGTTTCGTCTACCGGTGCGTAAAGGAAACGCCTGCGGGCAGGAACATGGTTTACAGCACGGAATCCCATTCGTTCGAGGGGGTGGACTATGAGGACGACGGCGACAAGTTCCCTACCACCAAGTGGCAGAGCGATACGTTCAGGAAAGAGGCCGGGAAGTATTTCGACCTTCCCCACCTGATTGCCTACTATCTGTACGTGCAGTTCAACCTCGGCGTGGACCAGCTTGCGAAGAACATGCTTATCCGCACATGGGACGGTGTGAAATGGTCGATTGACTATTATGACGGCGACTGCCAGCTCGGTTCTGACAACAAGTCGTTCCTGACCGGGAAGTATGACGACAACCGCCAGACGAAGCGCGACGGGGCTTATGTGATGCAGGGTCATAACTCGTGGCTGTGGAACCTCATCGTGGCCAATTGCTGGGACATGATTGTGGAGATTATGGTGAGCGGATGGAACGGGGGCGCAAGCTTCATGAGTGCCTTCAGTATCCAGAAAGCCATTGACCATTTCGATACCGAACAGATGAAGAAGTGGTGCTCACGCCTCTATAACAAGTCCGGCATCTTCAAATACATCTACCCGTTCCTGAACGAAATGCCGGTGGGTGCTGACGGTGCCAAACAGACCTATCCGCAAATCTACGGTCTGAAGGGTTCGTTGAAAGCACACCGGAACTACTTCATCCAACGCCGGTATGACCTGAAGCAGGTGGAGTACGGCTATGTATCCACGCTGGGTGCCCAGTTCTACCAGAGTACGGCATCGCTGGACAAGGCTTATAAACTGAAACCGATGCAGTACCGGCTGACCATCCCGTACCGTGTGCAGCTCTCCACCAGCAACGGCGTGCAGGCCGACAGCGGCGTGGTGGATGCGGACGTGCTCCATTCCCTGCAGCTGACCCGTGCCTTCGGTGAGAACGACCCGCTGAAGATTATCGGTGCAGCCAAAATCAAGGAGCTGGTATGGCACGAGGATGCGTTCGCAATCGGCTTCAACTTCGGTCTGCTGACCTCACTGGTAAAACTCGACATGAGCGTGGAGAAAGCCAGCGGTTACCGGAACGGCTCGTTCATGGCTTCGACCAATGGTATGCTGCTTCTGGAAGAAGTGAACATGCGGAACAACCGGCTGGCCCGGAACGGGGACAACGGGAATGTGGCCACTTTGGACTTGAGCTGGCAGGGCCGCCTGAAGAAACTGGACGTGAGGGGTACGGGGCTGACCCGTGTGAAACTGGCCACCGGTGCGCCCGTTGTGCAGTTATGCCTGCCGGACACGATTGAGGAACTGTTCCTGGAATATCTGACCAAGCTGTCCGACAGTGGCCTGATACTGGAAGGGATCAATAATGTGCGGGGCTACCGCTACACCAACTGCCCCGGCATCGACGGGTTCGCTATGCTGGAACGCCTGCACCAGGCCAGACTGAACGGCAGCGGCAAGCTGGAGCGCTTCGTGCTGGAGATAGACCGGGAAGACGACGGAACCCTGCTGAAGAAGTATTACGACTACGGAACGTATACACAGACGGGTGCCGTGGATGACCGGCATTCGGGACTGAGGGGCAAGCTGACCCTGACGAAGTATCTGGCCGATGAGGAACTGGAGAAGTATGCCGCCCGTTATCCGGAACTGACCATCAAGCAGCCGCCCTATACGATGATCGAGTTTGACGACAGCGTGGCCGACGATGCCAATGTTTCGAACCTGGACAACAAGACGGGGTACAAATTCGGCAATACGTACAAAATGAGCGGGCATGTGAATGCCATCCTGTCCAAGCGCCACCGCGTATTGGCCAAGGTGACGAAGATGCCCACGAGCCGGAAGGTGGAGATAGCCGGGCAGCAGGTGGAAGTGAACAACCCGGACGGGGAGATGACCTATTTCCCCCTGCATGACGAAAGCTCGAACTTCTATGCCGATGCGGAGGATATGAACGACTGTACGGTGGCGAAGCTGGACGGCAGCGAGGGAGACTGGATGATGTATGAGCCGTTTTACTGGAGCAAAGGCATCAACGATTATTTGAACAACAAGAAGTACGCCTGCTACAGCAGTTATCCGGAGGACGAAATGCCCCCGGTGCCTGAGGCGACGGTACTGACACTGGATGCCATCAAGGAGACACAGGGCGGCTGGCTGGGTGAACGCAAGATCATGAGCGGCAAGCCCACGCTGATGGAATCCTATACGACGGACAAGGCTTATTCCGTGTGCAAAGTGGACGTGTCGGGTTACAGACGTGTCCGCTTCCCGAGCGTTCCAGGAACAGGGCTTATCGGCAGTGTGTTTGCTGATGCGGAGGGAAACATCCTGAAGAGTATTGTGGTGCCGACCATCGGCTTGAAATTTGAAGCCGGCATGTATCTGATAGCAGACGTTCCGGAACGTGCTACAGCCCTGCATTTCTCCATTCTGAACACGGCAGAGTTTGACTGCGTGGTGCTGAGCAACAGCGACAAGATAGAGGACATGGAACCGGATTGGGTGGCCAATGAGGAACATCTGTGTGCCGTTGTGGGCAGTTCTGTAGTGGGCAGCAAGTTGCGTGCCTGCATAACCGGAGCTTCGACCACGGCAAGCATGACATGGACGGACTTCCACTATTACAGCCAGCAGCGTGGCATGCAGCAGATAGATGCCCTGATGCACAGCCGCATCGCGAACCTGAGCTATGCAAAGTACGGGCGTAGGGACATGCAGGAACAATGCGGTGCCGGTCAGCATAACAATAACCGGACAACGGGTGGAACGGCCGACCATGGAATGACAGACACCATCGGCTATGACGAAGCGTATGTCATCAACAACAAAATCACGAATTCGCTGATTGACGGCTTGGTGCATCAGTATGCCTGGTATAAGAGCCGGGACGAATACGGACAGGCGACCGTGGTGCAGGTGAACAATATCTGCTGCCTGGGCTACGAGGACATCTACGGCAACAAGTATGACATGATGGACGGCGTGGATCTGCCGAATGACAGCGGCAACCAGGGCAAATGGCGCATCTGGATGCCTGACGGCAGTATCCGTATGGTACAGGGCAAGAAGGACAGCGGTCAGTGGATTACAGGCGTGGCGCACGGCAAGTATATGGACATGGTTCCGGTAGGTAATTTGAACGGATCATCTTCCACCTACTATACCGACATGTACTGGATAAGCACCGCTACAGTCCGTGTGGTCTGTCGCGGGTACAACTATGCGAATGGCGGCGTGTCGGGTGCGTTTGCGCATAACGATGCATCGTACTCGAGCTCGCATGTCGGCTCGCGTCTGGCCTTCCGCGGCAAAATCGTCCGGGCGCAAAGCGTGGCAGCGTACAAGGCGATACGCGAGGTGGCGTAAGCGCAAAGCGCCAAAGCGTGGAGCGAAGCGACTAAAACGAAAGAACGGGATTCGGATGGTTTCCGAATTCCATTTAAAAGGTATTCAAATACCGGCGAAGCCGGTCGAAAAAATAGAATTTTGAGGTATATGAAAAAGATTATCGCATTTTTTAAAATGAGTAACCGTTACAAGCATCTTATCGGTGGTTTGATGGTAGGTCTATTGGGATTTACTCCTTGGACGGCCTTTTATGCTGCGGCCATTGCAGCTTCCTGTCTGGAACTGAAAGATACTCTTCGGGGAAGTCCTTGGGACTGGATTGATTGGGGGCTCACCGTCGCGGGTGGCAGTATATCCGTTTTATTTTGGATGATAGTGTAATTCGTTTATCTGTTTTGCCTGTTAAATCAGTAACTTTGCAAGCGGTAGAGTTCCCCAATAGTCCGTGTGGTCTATCGCGGGTACAACAATGCGAATGCGAATGGCGGTGTGTCGAATGCGAATGCGAATAACGATGCTTCGAATACGAATGCGAATGTCGGCTCGCGTCTGGAAATCTAACAAATCGGCGTACAGCAGCGGGGACGTGTCCCCGAAGCGGTGCCGAGGGGAGCAAGCCACAGCAACAGCACCAGAAAAGGTGGAAAGCTGAAAAATCACGCGTCGGGTGGAGTTTGGTAGGCTGTTATCAGTTCGAAGAAGTCAGACCCGGGGAAAGGAAGGCCCTCATCTTCCATGTTTATTAACCAATAGCTTATGCGCAGGGAAGGATATATTATCGAGGAAATCATCGAATACTCCAATATGTCGGAGGCATTCGATTCGGTACTTCGCGGAACCGATCGTAAGAGGTCAAGGCAGGGACGATTCCTGCTTGCCCATAGGGAGAAGATTATCACCGAACTGACGGCTTCCATTGCGGACGGCTCATTCCGGCTGGGCGGCTACCATGAGAGGGAAATTGAAGAATACGGTAAAAAACGTATTTTGCAGATCCTGTCCATGAAAGACCGCATCGCTGTGTTTGCCATCATGAATGTGGTGGACCGCCACCTGCAAAAACGTTATATCCGGACAACCGGTGCAAGCATCAAAAGGCGCGGTACTCATGACCTGATGAACTGCATACGTACCGATTTGCAAAAAAATCCGGAAGGCACGCTTTACGCATACAAATTTGACATCCGGAGGTTTTATGACAATGCGCGGCAGGACTTTGTTATGTGGTGCTTCCGGAGGGTGTTCAAGGACAAAAGGCTGTTGGTCTTGTTGGAGCGGTTTGTTAAGCTGCTGCCAGAAGGTATCAGTTTCGGACTGCGCAGTTCACAAGGGGCAGGAAATCTGCTTCTGTCTGTATTTTTAGACCACTATCTGAAGGATAAGTACGGGGTTCGTTATTACTATCGCTATTGCGATGACGGACTGGTACTCGGTAAAACGAAAGCGGAATTGTGGAAGATTCGTGATGCTGTTCACGGGCAAATGGGAAAAATAGACTTGGAAATAAAGCCGAATGAACGGGTGTTCCCTGTGGAAGAAGGCATTGATTTCCTTGGCTATGTTATCCGTCCCGACTATGTAAGATTGCGGAAACGCATCAAACAGAAGTTTGCCCGGAAAATGCACGAGGTAAAATCGAGAAAAAGACGGCGGGAACTGATTGCCAGTTTCTACGGCATGACGAAGCACGCCGACTGTAATAAGTTGTTTAAAAAATTAACAGGCAAAGAAATGAGAAGTTTTAAAGACTTGAATGTCGCTTACAAGCCGGAAGACGGTAAAAAGCGATTCCCCGGAGTGGTGGTAAGCATCCGGGAACTGGTAAACTTACCCATTGTAGTGAAGGACTTTGAGACCGGTATCAAAACCGAGCAGGGAGAAGACCGCTGTATTGTGGCCATCGAAGTGAACGGCGAGGCAAAGAAGTTCTTCACCAACAGCGAGGAAATGAAGAATATTCTCGCACAAGTAAAGGAAATGCCGGATGGTTTCCCGTTTGAAACGACCATCAAGACAGAGACATTCGGCAAAGGTAGAACCAAATACGTGTTTACATGAGAAGAGTTGAAGGAAGTTCCGGGGTTTCGCTGATGGAATGCACGAACCCGGTTAAAGACAAATGGCGCATCCGATGGGATGTGCAGGAAAAAGAGAACGGCTCTGCCTCCTACATGGAAGAGGAGTTCGGGCATAAGCCTACTGATGAGGAAATCCACACATTGGTTATGTCCTGGTATAACAGCCAGACTGATGCGGCTATCCTATCCGGATTCGCCTATAATGGTGCCCATGTATGGCTTTCTGTGGAGAACCAGTACAACTATAAGGCAGCATACGATTTGGCCGTTCAGACGGGCGGAGAAACCCTGCCAGTGACGTTTAAGTTTGGTTCGGATGAACAACCGGAATACCATACTTTTACTCAGTTAGAAGAACTGAAAGATTTCTATACAAAAGCAGTAGGATTCATTCAGACAGTTCTGGCTGAAGGCTGGGAAAAAAAGGACAAGTTCAATTTGGAATTATATCGGATTGAGTGATTGACAATTCCTTCGGGGGAGGGATAAAAAAAGCCCCCGGCCTGTTAATATAGACGCCAATCATTTATTAACACAAAACGCCACGAGAGTGCGCGACCGGGGGCAATGCCCTCTGCCGCACTCTCGTGGCGTTTTTACGCATTAAATAAATGATTGGCATTGCAAAAGTACAAAAATGATTGGATATGACATTGTTTGAAGCACTTAAATTTAACAGAGAACCGCTTGAAATGCTTATAAGTTTGGGCGGCAAGCAGGATGACCTTCGATTCATAGACTTATATACGGAGTATGAGGTCATGAAAAAACAAGGTGAAAAGACCACTTATGCAGTGGCGTTTTTGGCAAATAAATATTCGGTAAGCGAACGTAAGGTGTATGATGTTATCAAACGGTTTGGAAAGCACTGCACGCTCGGTGCAGTGTGATTGATGTGCCGGGGATGCCTTGTGTTGTCCGGTAGAGCTACCTTTGTACAACCAAAAATAAAGCTCATGAATAAGTATTACCAGACATTAGACAAGATACTCCAAACGGGCAAAATCCAGACCAATAGGAAAGGGCGTATCAAGTATCTATTAAACGAAAGGCTCATGCTAACCCCCGCTGATTTACTTGACATATTTGAAAGCCACGGGATAGCCAGGAAAAAGCTGAAAGAGGAATTGAAACTGTTTATGCAAGGAGTCCGGGATGTGGAAAAATACAAAGAGGCAGGGATTACCTGGTGGGATTATTGCGGCCATACCCTTGTAAACAGCTATCCAACTTACTTTGAAAAGCTTCCACCCCTCATAACCAGGATTAACCGGGAAAAGCGCAACAGCAAGAATTATGTCCTGTTTCTTGGAGAAACCGGGGTGGAAAGCAACCAGGCACCCTGCCTGAGTCTTGTGCAGTTCCAAATTGATGAGGGAGAATTGGTGCTATCTGCATATCAGCGTAGTTCTGATGCGAACCTTGGGCTTCCGGCTGATATTTATCATCTTTATCTGATGGCAAGGCAGGTGGAGCTTCCCCTGAAGTCCATAACCCTTGACCTTGGAAATGTGCATATATATGAAAATAACATTGACCGGACTCTGGAACTGTTATCCGGAGTTGAAAACATTAAATTTGACTTGAACGTATGAAGAATATGAATTTATCTGCACCACTGCCATTTGTAGGCCAAAAAAGAATGTTTGCTAAAGAGTTTATTAAAGTTTTGGAACAGTTCCCTGAAGATACCGTGTTTGTGGACTTGTTTGGCGGTTCCGGACTTCTTTCGCATATAGCCAAAAGAAGCAAGCCCGATGCTACTGTTGTCTACAATGACTTCGACAACTACCGGTTCAGACTGAAAAATATCCCACAGACAAATAAACTGCTTGCCGATATTAGGGAGCTGGTGGGTAATTCGATACCCAAACATAAACCAATTAAAGGGGAACTTAGAGAACGCATTTTTAAACGTATCGAGGAAGAAGAACTAAATGTTGGGTACGTGGATTTTATAACCTTATCATCCTCACTTATGTTCTCCATGAAGTATAAATTGTCTGTAGCCGAAATGCGCAAGGAAGTCCTTTATAACAACATTCGCAAGACCGGTTATCCGGAGTCTTCTGACTACTTAAAAGGGCTTGAAATTGTATCATGCGACTACAAAGCAGTATTCAACCAATATAAGGATGTTCCCGGAGTCGTCTTTTTAATTGATCCGCCTTATCTTTCCACTGATGTTGGTACGTACAATATGTATTGGCGCTTGTCTGATTATTTGGATGTTTTAAAGATACTCGAAAAGCATTCCTTCGTTTATTTCACATCCAATAAATCCTCCATACTTGAACTGTGTGAATGGATTGGAGCAAACAAAACCATTGGCAATCCTTTTGAGGGTTGTACAAAAAAGGAATTCAATGCCCACATGAATTATTCTGCCGAATATACAGACATGATGCTGTATAAGAAACAGGAAAAATTAGTTCATAAAACAGCTGCTTAG